CCCATGCAACAACAGGTGATTTATATTCTGTAATTCTATGTCTAGGGCGATAGTGACTTCTTAAATCATCTGGTTTTCTGAATACTTTTTTAGACATTTAAATGTGTCCAGAATACTTCATAGTTATCATTAGTACAAGCCCTGCAACAATAATAAATAAAAACCCTCCAAATATCCATTTAAGCATGGCTTCAAATTCTCTTTTTTTTCTTTCTGCGTCTTCTTTTCTTTTTTTTCTAATTCCTGCTTGTATGCGTAACAAGTCATTCCAAGCATTCATTCCGTGGGTAGCAATAAGCCAGTTTCTTAGCTCATCTTCCATTCTCTTTGCTTTTTTCAAAGCACCAAAGGTTTCTAAAGCCTCTTCTTCAAGACTTCCAATATTTCTTTTTTTAGCTCTATGATGTCCTTGATGAATGGATTCATTGGCATGCATCCACCTACCGATATCACCATACATGCTTTCAACATCTCGGCCGAATTCAAAACCTTTTTTAATTGTATTAAATGCAGCTGTTGCTGCGGCGATCGCTGTAATAGGATCCATACCTCGTTCTCCTCTACTCTTAGTACTATTTATAATAAAAAAAGGGTATGTGAATTTTAAGTTCGCATACCCTTATAAAGGAGAAACAAAGTAGGTGTTTAAGCCTCTTTTGCTAGTTTTTGAAAGTAATCTAAACTGTCATCACTTTCAGTCTTTGCTGTTGCAACAACATTGTCAACATATTGTTTGTCTTCAACATCAGTTACAGCTGTTTCAAGTTCTACATCTTCTGCAGAGCTTTTAGATGATTGAGTGCCGGTTAAAACATCATCAAGCCTGGACTTGAGTTCATCATAAGTTTTAAAATTAGATGGTGCAGTAAACTCTGATAAAGAGTATTCTGATTTATAGATTTTATCTAAAATCGCATCATCTTCATTTAACTTTGAAGGACTTTCAAATTCCGACTTATCGTAGTTCCAATAACCATCAACCTTTCTAATTTTCAATTTAAAGTGTGCACCTTCCCAAAAATCAAAAGGATTTACAGGAGTTTCATCTTCAAACTGAGGTTGTAAAGCTTCCATTAACTTATCAAAGATTTTCTTACCATATCTGAATAAGAATACTTTGCCTTCGTGTTCTGGATGCTGTGGGTCAGATACAACATATATGTTAGAATAATATTGTAGTTTTCTTTTTTGTCTTCTAGCAATTTCTTTATCGCTTTCAACACCAGAATTCCACAATGAACTATTGTATTCGGACACAGGGTCTTTTTGATTTAAAGTAGTTAATGAGTTTTCAATAAACCACTTACCAGTAGGACCTTGAAATGCATGATTCCATAACTTCGCCCAAGGCATAGAATCTTCGCCTTCAGGTGATGGTAGAAATCTTATTACTGCATAACCATTACCAGATTTATCTAGTTCAGGTTTCCATAGTCTTTCATCTACATATGATTTTTTTTCAGCTGGAGCAGTTTCAGTTTTAACTGCAGCTAATATTTTGTCTAATGAATTAGACTTTTTTAAAGTATCTAATGACATATTATTTTCTCCGTATGTTATTATATTTATTATATGCTATTTTATTTTCACTTAATCATTATATAGAGTTATTTATAAGCGTATTCATCTCTGAATATCTTATGTTTTTTACATTATCACAATCTTCCCATTCCTCAATTATGGAATCGTCATTTATGACTCTGTAAAACTTTATATGAGAATAGTTGTCGTTCTCAAAATTCTGTTTGTGTTGTTGTCTCCAGTTTGAAGAGCCAACATATTTACAATCTTTAGATATGTAACAATCTGTATCTTTGTATATGTTATTAACTTTACCACCTGTTTTCATATCAAATCCTAACATGAAAACATTACTTGATGCAATACCAGGGTTCTCTTCTATTGCAACTCTTACTGCTGTCGGGCCAGATGCCCAACCCTTATGTTCACCATCAAAAAACTGGTCTAAATCTTTTATCTTATCTTTCTCTTCAACCCAATTAATAAATAATCCTGCATTACCAAGTTTTTCTTTTACATCAAAACTATCCATTTTATATTCTTGTATTAACTTCTGTAAAACATAAGCGACTTGTTCAGCGTTAATACCTTGTACAACACATTCTTTTTTATTACCTCGTTCATTTTCATATACAAAATGTTCTAAGGTTGGAAGGCCTGCTTCTTTTAGTTGTACATTTAAATCTTTTGTTACATCTTCTGCTAAACTGGTCATCATCATCATATCATAAAAATCACTAGGTAGTCTTTTCCAACTTTTAAAATAACAATTATTATTAGAAGTATAACCTGATGAGTGAATCTCATATTGCATTTTCCAATCACAAGATATTAACCCATCAGGTGTAAAATCACGATAAAGAGCATTACAACCATATACTTTACCATAAAGATTTAAGTAGTCTAATTCATGATACTTTCTAGATTCACCGTTACCAATAATAAATAAGTTTTTTTTCATTAGTCTGTTTGTTCAACTCCACCTTCATATTCTTCATCATCATCAAATTCTTCTTCTTCATCTTTTTGATTAATTTCAACAAAAACATCATGATAACCACACCCTGCTAGAAAATTAGTTAGTTTGTCAGCTAACGCATCAAAATCATCTTCTTCAACAGTAACTTCAAGTTCAACTCTTTCTTCTTGAGTAAATTCACTATCAGCTACTTCATTTGTTTTAATAAATGTAAATCTTTGTTCCATTTAATTTCTCCTAAAAGGTTTTTTATTAAAGCGATTAAGAGGTTTTGCAACTGCTTCTTTTAGTTTAGTTCTAAGTTCATTGTTTTTATTTTGAATGTAAGAGTGTTCAGTTGATAGATTTTTAACTTGATTTTCAAGGTCTTCAACTTTAGATTTAAAGAAATCTCTTTCTCTTACTAAAGATTCATTTGTGGCATTCATAATAACTCCTATTTTACTAAATTGAATAATACTATTTTATACTCAGATTCATCAAAAGTCAATAGCTTTTTATAATTATTTATTTTTTTAGCATGACTTGGCCATATGACAGTTTCATGAATTTTTGTATCAAAATCTTTAGCATAATCAACAATTTTATCTAATATAATCATTGTTTCAATACTAATCTTTTTTGCTAAATAATTTTTAAATAGAATAGGGTGTTGACCATCTTTGCATTCAAACATTTTATTAAACTTCTTGCTTTGTTCTAACAACAATATAATATCATTCTTGAATTGATATCTTAAACTTTGAACTCTTTTTTTCCATTGTACATAAGTTTCTTCATTGAACTGACCAACATACCCTTTTTCATTCTCTACAAAGTTAGAAATAAAAAAATCTTCAACCTCTTCTTTAAACTTTCTAGATGCCTTTCCAAAGAAAGCTTTGTCTTTACGATTTAAATAACTTTTTCTTGTTGCCGAAGTTTTACCACCATACTTGACATAATCATAGTTAGAATTAAAATGTGCTTTTAATCCCATATAAATCATGTATGCTTTGAAAGGGTCCAATGTTCTAGTTACTCCTCTGAGTTCCGTCATACAGGTAATTTACCCATTTTAGGTAAAAAATTTAAATCTCTGGCATCTGCCTCTATTTTGTCTTTAAGTGGTTTTTGTATTAGATTTGTAATAGAGTCTGGTTCAACTCCTTTTTGATAGCAATATTCTAATATTGCATCCATATGTGAAATTCTTTTTTTTCGTACTTCTGATTCTATGAAAATAGAAAATGTTTTTGGTGTCATAATATACTCATTTATTTAATTATTAAAGAAAAAAAGGGAGACCTAAGTCTCCCATTTTTAACTACTTCTCAGCGCAAGCATAAGAGTTGATTTCTAAGCCAACTGAGATTTCTGTGATAACAGGTTTATTCCAAGCCATGTTACTTCTCCATAAAAGTAGTGCTGGTTGTCGTTGCGACCGCAGACCACATAGTTAATGACAGTTTCTGTTTCCAGGTACTGCCGAACCCATAAGATTAAGCAGCTAGTGCATAATCTTGAGATGCAAAATTATCGTTTGCATTTACTTGTTTGACCGATTAGGTAGTCACCCCATTCTTCTCCAATAATTATTCAATACCAGTCTACCCTACATTACCCCCTCATTCGGGTTGGTGGAGGTAGAGGGAATCGCACCCTCGTCCTGTCTATCTTCAAATTATCATCAACAAAAAATTCTCTTTATATCTATAACTCAATATTCTTTAAGCTACATGAACAACTCATTCATCAATTACCAATTACCAGGTATTAACCCAGGAAACCCATTTGAATTTTGTTGATTAATAATATGTTTATTATAATACAATTCTAACTCTTTGTCAAGTAGATGTAAGTATATATGTTTATCTTTTATAAATTCTTGTACTGTACCATCTTCTGTGACTACTAAAATAACTATTTGATTAATCTGTTCTTGTGTTCTCTCTTGATACATTTCTGCATATGCTGAACCTTGAATGTAATAGTTCTCATTCCAAGAATCTTCTCTTTCTCTTGTACTTGTTTTAAAATCAATTATAGATAGTGTACCTTTGTATTCTGCAATACAATCAACTCTACCAGCAAGTTTATAATAATCAGACCATAATGAAGTTTCTTGTAAATGAACTAAACCAATGTTTTCATCTAAAAATGGTTTAAGCTGTGAGAACATACAATGTGCAAGAAATCTACCTTTTTTCTTTTCTTCAATAGTTTCGTGGTTATTGTTTATATAATCTTCGCAAAAGTGATGTACTTGAGTACCTCTTGTTGCAGCTTTTCTAGAAATATAATTAGCAACTTCATCACCAACTCTATTCCTCCACTGCTGCAGACCCGCCTTGTTACGGCCGGCTAAAACTGTCGTTATAGACGGATATTCGTTACCTTCCGGCGTTGTATATAATCTTATTTTATCTTTTGTAACTGCTTTTATTTGTGGAATATTTACATCTTCTTTATGAAAAAATGTGTTATTTGTATTTGGTTTTGGAAATTTTACTATTTTCGTCATTGTATAATTCTGGATGCTCTTTTTTAAATGTTTCTATTCTATTTCTTAGGTTAGTTATAGTTTTTTCTAGGCGGTCTAGACTTCGGTCTTTGCTATTTCCCATGGTTCTTCCAAAAAATTAATGTTGATTAGAAGTCTAATATCTTCGTCTGTTTGGCCAACTGATTGATGTTTTATATCGCCATCTACAATTACAGCCCTATTTGCAACAGACTTAATAAATTGTCCATTTTCAAACTCTGTTCCACCATTATTCGTATTTATATAATATAACAAAGTTTTGAATTTGTCAAGGCCCTCTATATCAATATGCCAACCATACTTAATTACATCTTGTCTTTTAGTAAAAAGATTACTTTTAGAACGAATAACTTTTTGGCATTTATTGTGTCTTAATCTATCCATTAATAATTTTGTTTCATCTGGAACTTCATAATCTGTCCACATCATATTATAAGTTTCATAAACAAATTGAAAAGCTACTTTTGAAGAATTAAAGTTTGCTTCTTTAATAAATCTCCAAGGTACTTCAGGTCCTTGATACTTCTCTTTAATTTTATTATAATCTAATTCTGATAAATACTTGTCAATTATTTGCATTATTATATATTAAGTCCTTTACTATAAACAGTTTTTCCTTTTATCTTACTTGCTGTAAGAACTGATTTTCTATTATTACTCTCTTTGTAAGAAACATGAACCCAACCACTTCTAGGGTCACCTGGTGTATAAAATTCTAGTATAAGTTGGTCAAATTCTAAAGTGCTTTCTATCCATTGTGCAACCTCAGCATTTGAAGCACCAACACATTCTAAATCTACAGCTTCACCTTTACAATGTTGACTTTTTGAACTACCACCAACTGCTTTATTTAAAGCAAGACTTCTATAACCAGAATTGATAACAGTTACTCCCCATTGTTCTCTAACAGGTTGTACAACTTTTGCAAACAAAAGTTTTGCACTTTCTAAATGGTCTTCAGATAAAGAATTATCAATATCTTTTCTTGTTGCTGTTTGAGATTTTATGTATTCGGCTATTGTAAAGTTTTTTGATAGTTTCATTGTTCTAACCCTAATTTAGTCTTTTCTATAAGATAAGAACGAACAAACCCTGAACGAACAATATCACCTATTGTAAATTCTACAACTTCAAATTCTTTCATTTGTTCTAAAATTCTCATGAAATCTTGTAGGCCTTCTCTTTCTGACATTTTAGATAAATCTGTTTGAAAAAAATCACCACAAAATATAATCTTACTATCTTGACCAACTCTTGTAATAACTGTATCTAATTCATGAAAATTTAAATTCTGTGATTCATCAACAATTACTATTGCATTGTCCAGAGTAATACCTCTTAGATATGAAGTTGTCAAAAATGTAATACTACCTTGATTTTTTAATCTATCATACAACATACTGAAAGCATTATCACTTGCTTGTTCAAACATAAATTGAACCATGTTATGATATGGTACTTGATACAATGCTGATTTATCTTCTTCATCACCAGGTAAGAAACCAATATCTCTTGTTGGCACAACAGACCTAATAATAATTACATTGTCGTATTTTGTTTTTGGGTCTAATACTTGTTCAAGTGCTAAATATAGTGATACAAAAGTTTTACCTGTACCGGCCGCACCAAAGAGAAACAAATTCTTGTTATTTTTTCTCCATGCTTCAAATACTAATTTTTGATTGTCTGTGATTGGTTTAATTGAAACTAAATTATCAAGTTTCACATCTTGTTTTTTTGCCATAATTAATCCTCAAGTTGTTTACTAAAAATATTTTCGTCGCTATCTGTAGCTGTAATTGTTCCGACACCCTTTTCAGTTATTAAATTAAAATATACATTCTCTGCAATTCCTATCGTACCTTCATAACGAAATGAAGAATTGTCAAATTGAATATCTACCTTCTCTATGTAGTCTGCTGGAATTTCTGTTCTAGTTAATTGGTCAAATTGCATACCACTATAATTAGGGTGCCAGAATTGATAGTTAGTGACACCTGGGTATGAATAAGGACTTTTTACAGTTATCGTACCTTTTGGGTTTCCAGATTCTATCAGACCTGGTGCCGAACAACCCCCAGCAGCTTTAATAAATTTTGTTACCATATATACATCACCAAATCTATCTTCTGCAAGTACTCTTAAATAAGTATATGCATTAACTCTAATATTTGTTTCAACATATGCAGGCATATTATCAAACTCAAATATTGCACAACATGGTGTTGGGTTTTCATCAACAATCAAGATATATTTTAAAATATCTCTTGATTTAGTGGAAATTGTAATTGGAACATTTGCACCATTTAAAGCACGATATGGTGCTTGTATATCAATTAACCCAGTACCATCATTTATAACTACATCTTCATCAAGGCCCTTCATGAAGTCTTCATTAAGGAAAGTATCTTTAATCCATTCTTCCCAAGAAAAATGAGTTTCCGAAGGTAGAGAAATAGGTAACAATAAAAGAAGTAAAAGTAGTATTTTCATACTATTATTTAGTTCTTTGCTTATGCTTATCGTATACCCTTCTTGCCTTTAATTGTTTAATCGTTTTCTTTCCATACCTATCAGCCAAAGGGCTGGTAGGATGCTTCTCTGCAATTTTACTAAGAGTGTCTTTCCAACCACTATCACCTAACTGTGATTTTGAAACACCAGCAATTATATTCATATTTAAATAATCAGCAGGTTCAATATTCGGATTGTCTTTTAAGAATTTAACTTTTTCATCATAAGTCATGAACTCATCAAAGTATTCTTCCTTAGACTCATCATAGAAATCGTATCTAGGCATTGAAACCTAAATCCTCGTTTAATTCTTCTTTTAAACTTTGAGCTCTTTCTTCTAAATAATTTTTTGCTGTATGAACATACCCCATGTCTTCAGGACCATTTTCTTTAATAAACTTTTTTGCAATTCTAATTTCGTCTAGTACAATTAATAGTCTATCTAATTTGCTAACATTAGTCTTTGCCATAATATTTTCTCCTTAGGTCATGGTTTTCTTCAATTAAATTTTTAATCTTAATATTTGCATTAGTAAGTTGTTCTTGTAAATCTTTAACATTTCTTCTTAATTGTTTTTCACTATCTAAATAATTCATATCACTTTTTGCTATGTGCTCACCCATTTCGTCCCAGTAACTTTTTCTTCGTACCATAGTGGTATACTCCTTTTCTTCCATGTTGCAAATCTTACCTTCTCTTTTATATAGTAATTATGATAAGCTGCAATTGGATTACCAGGTACTTTACAATACTCTGGCATACATTGAGGTATTTCTGTTGTTCTCATATCTTGAGAAATATGTTTAGGTATAAAATTTAAATATGGCATTCTATTTTCTACTAAATGTCTTTTACCATATCTATGTGTATATTCTTTAAGTAAGTTTACTAATAGATGAAGTAACCAAGAATAGTTACCTTTTGTTTCTCTACACCAAATCCCATGTGGGTGTTTTACATGACTAGCCAACATTAAATTTTTATCAAATTCTAAATTAGGGTGTTTCCATCTTTTAACTCTTCTACCTGTTTTAGTTTTGCCAATATATTCTATACCATCTGAAACTCTATGTGCAGTTGATAATAGTTGTGCATATTCTACACACATTTTTACTGCATGTTTATCACAATGTTCTATTGCTGAAATTTCAGGAGACTTATTTAAATAAAATACATTCATCTGTAAAATATGTGCCTTCCTACTTTTGTTGTTACTTCTTTTTTATTTGCCCATTTAGGGTGTACATAATCTGCATGATACCATAAGGCACCGTCAGTAATATCAATCATTCTTTTGTATTTACCTGCAACAAATTCTTCTGCAAGAATATACAATTCATTATAAGTCTTTTCATCTTTTGGTTCATCTGAATAGCCATCACAGAACCAACTAAATTGACATTTGTTTTTTATAGGTTTTTTAATACCTTTTTCTTTTAACCACCACTGTGATATTTTTGCTTGTTCAATTACACCGCAGACAGTATTTGGATATTGTTCGCTTGTAACTCTATTTAAAACAACCTGTGTTGTTGCAACAAGTCCTGCAATACCTTCACTTCTTGCTTCAAAATACATATTCTTAGCAAGACAAGTAACTTGATTATGGTCAATATAATTTATTGTTGGAGTGATGTCTGGAAATGAAACATCAAGTTTACTAACTTGATAACCTTCTGTCCAATCAGTTGGTGCATTTTTATTGAAAAATGAAACACCAATAGTAAAAATTGCTGTTCCTAATACGACATATTTTAACATAGTACCTCTCCTAGTTAAAAAAGAAGAAATGCTAGAATAATCAAACTGATGTTCTAGCACTTCTTTATGCACATTCTTATTCTTCGCCATTTCTAAAGTTTTCAAACATTGCTAATAATAAGAACATGATTCCTACGGCAGATAAGACGGAAAGAGTAGTGAGAGAGGTATCACCGTCAACAGCACCTGCCGCCAGGAAACTGGTCGTAAATCCAATTAATAAATAAATCCAAAATAACATAATATAACTCTCTTTCTTTTTAATTACTCATTATACTAATAGTACCACACTATCTTGTATATGTCAACCCCTATTTTGATTTATATTTTGGGTGTTTTGTATTAAGATAGTCTTCGTCCCAATTAAATGATTCTTGTACTACTTGTTTTGATAAACCTTTGTATTTTTGATGAAGTATTTTGTCTTTAGCAAGTATTATTACTTCAGCTTCATGTTCTTGTAATCCTTCTAATAATTGAACAAACATCTGTTCACATTTCATCTGATTAAGTCTATCATTTCCGCCTTTAATATAGTGAAATAATTTTTTGGCTTCCATCTCTAATCTAGTATGTTGAGTACCTTCAGGTGCATCATTTTTTTTAAATGGTACATCACCCTTTGGTAATCTCCAAACAATCTTTGGGTCAAATGATGATTTTAAAACCATTCTTAAACCCTCACTATCATATTTTTTTAATACTTGTATTTTTTTTGGTTTGTCTTTAGCATTATTCACCATTGTCAAAATCTCATGAATTAGAGGTCTAACAACATTCACTGCATTTACATTTTCAGAATCAGTATAAGCCATTTAAAAGTCTCCTAGTTTTTCAGTTAGTTCGCGTAACTTGTATTTCATAAAATATTGTAATATTTTACTTCTGTCAGTTATTTCATAATCTTTCCAAGTAATATATATTCGTTCAAATATATCACTTGGTAAACATTCCAAATCTATTAAAGTTTTATTTCTTTGATAGTTTCTTTTGAGTTCATCATTCCACTCTGGAATAGGCCACTCATTTTTGGAAATCCATTCTTCTATTTTCTTTTTACCTAATGGTTTTTGTCTAATGCCTTCAACAAATGTGTTATCACTAGATAAAATATTTGGTATACCATCGCCTCTATCACCTTTAAATATATGTTCAATACGATATTGATTTGGGTCAACACCATTTACATATTTTTTTAATGTGGGTGAATATTGTTTTACAAATGAATGTTTTTGTAATTGTATAAAATCTTTATCTCCTGACATGATTAAAACATTTTCAAATAATTTAGGGGTTTCTGATATTACTTTTACAATCGTTGCTATAATATCATCAGCTTCTGCACCAGTTACTTGTAAAACTTTGTAAGGGAAATATTCTTTGACTTCATCACGAATTTTGTTTAGTGTTTCAAATAATTCATTCCAATCTAACTTAGATGCAGTTCTATCTTTTTTGCGATTTGCTTTGTAATTAGGAAAGTATTCTTTTCTCCAGTAATGCTTATCATCATAGCAAAGAACCAATTCACCATAATCATTACCAAATTTTGATTTATATGAACGCAATGAATTAAGGACCATATGTCTAACCATATTTTCGTTCAATTCATTATTACTCAAATGTATCATCAAATTACTAATTGTAACTTGATTCATATCAACTAAAATCATTTATCTTTTTTTATATCTTTTACTTTTTTTAAAAACTCTGGTATTAATTCCATGTTAAAAGTAGTACTTACTTTTTTTGTCTTCTCATCAGTTTCAGAAGTCATGAACTCGTCCATTAAATCTTGCATATCATGTTCTATGTTTAAATCCCTATAAAGACTAGATTTAATAGATTCTATGATAAATGCTAAATCTGAAATAAATGGTTTAGAGGTAACCTTAACACCATTTTCACTCATCATATGCACAACTTGTACAATTAATCCTTCTGTAAGATTATCTGCAAATGCCATATCTTCATTTAATTCCATAACATCATAATCAGGTATTTTAACTTCTCTTTTACCTTTATACTTCTTAGGGAATATAATTATGTTTTTATTTTTTTCCATACTCATATTTATATCCATGAATTTACTATTCCTGTTAAACCAATTAAACAAGCCATTATATTTAATATCATTAATGAGGTCTCTTTCCATAAGAAAGCGACCATAATCCATAAAAAAGTTCCTATAACCATAAAATATAAGTTAAGAGGATATATATTAAATGAGGTCAACATTAATTCTAATATTAATATAACACAAGCTGTCCATTTTAGACCATTGACTCTTTTATTTTTTCTGATTTTCTGATACATCTTCTTGTACTCGCTGCTTTCTCTTTTCTTTTCTTTTCACTTCTTGTTTCAAAAAACTCTCTACTTCTTAATTCATTGAAAAAGTTTTCTTTTTGTAATTTCTTTTTAAGTTTTCTTAATGCTTTATCAATGTTATTGTTTTGAACAACAACTGCAGAACCCTTAGTTTTTTGTTCTTGAAACTTATTTCTATTTTTTTTAAAACCAAAGTCATTATTTCTTTTAAAACCATTATGTTTCATCTTATATATAATCCTTTCCTAAAATATCATTATTAAAATTATCGTAGCCTGTTAAGAAACTATTAATATCTTCTATTGAAAGTTTTTTTAAAGATTCACCAGAAGCATTCTCTAAAAATAGTTTAATATCTAATGGAATATCTCTGTGTTCGTTAAAGCACCAAATCATTATTTACCTCATTGATTTAATTATTATTATTACTCTTACAGTATATCACAACTATAAGCTTTGTCAACAGCAGTCTAGATGGTATCTTCTAGACTTTCCCATTCTGCAAGTGAATCTAAACAGTAAAAATCACAAATATTTTTAAACTCTGTTGAATAGTCTCCGTCTGGATATTGACCAGCCATCATTGCATTATGTTTATTAAATAAATCTTTCATTGTTTCTCTATATGTCATTATATAACTCCTTTAAATTAAACTTACTTGTAAGAATATCTCTTACTCTTTCTCTATCAAGACTATCACCACAAAATTTTTGATGGTGATTATATACACTTAAACTTGAAATATAGTCAATAGTTGCAGT